GTATCCTCCCAGCTTCCGTGTGAAGGTGCCGGTGTATGATAACCGCGTATCTACGGAGATCGTAGATGCGTCCCGCAACCCTGTGACGTATGTCACGCCCGAGTCTCTGACCTCTATCTTCCCCAAGGGTGTTGAGGCAAACCTCGTAGTCAGCGGCAGCATCTATGTGATTGCTGGCGGTGGCTTTGGCGTGACGTGGCGTCTGACAGCGGCACAGGTATTCCCTCAGATGCGTCGTACGGCAGCACAGATGTTCGACGATGAGTCGGGCGCTCCGCCTACGATTGTAGAGGATGAGGACTCTAATGCTCAGCCTCAGAATGAGGACTCGGGCTACGGCGGTGGCTCTCAGGTTCCGGAAGTGGCTGAGCAGTCGGTTGAGGTTCCTGCGTCGGCGTCAGCACCGGCTGGTCGCGCACCTCGTCGTCGTGCAGCTGCAGGCGCGGGTGCACCTTAGACCAAACAAGTGAATCTGCGGGAGCAGTATACATAACAAAAGACTCATCAATGAATAGTACTGAGGAATCAGCATCAATGTAAAGTCTTTTTACTTCGGAACAACCGTTCAGAGGTAAAAGCGACTTCTTTCCACACTTTAGGCATTCGTGGATCTCTGGCATGTTTATAATCATATCTGGGGTCATGAGTCGAATTTTTGTGTTCAACGTTTTGTCAAACACGGTTTTAAAATCATCTTCTAGGCAATCTTGATATGCTTCATTGGAAAGAATTGACCAAATCGTAGAATCTTTGCATTCCCACTCTTCCTGAAACAATGTAGAAAATACGTTCTTACCAAACCAAAGCGCAAAAAAGATCTCCGGATGTTCTGGGTGGTGTTCAGCTATTCCTACCCTTTTTGAATTTTCATCATAAAGCGAATACACGTTCCAATCAAACGACCGATCTAACGATCCGCGATATACATCTCGACCATTGTAATGCCACTCTTCAGCATCGTAATCGTCATCATGATCAGCTATATCTTCCGATGTATCTCGGTAGACGTAGTTGTTTTTTAGAATTGAGTACATTACTTAAGTTCAAGTTAATCAAATTTCACAGTTACACGCACATCATGATGTGTCATAGACTTGGTGGCCGAATGCGAAAGCTCATGGCGCTTCTTCTTCGGACCATCGGTTTCCTTAGCTTCGTGAAGACGCGTTTCCATATCTGTATGAATAGTTTCGCGGTTCTTTTCAAGATAATCCAAAACTTCATCGGAAATTGCCCACTCGAAAAAATTGAGCTGGCCAACAGTTGTATCCATATCGCGAAACTTAATACGCTTCCAACGACAGAAAGGATCAAACATTTTCTTACTGTAAGCCTTTAGATGAGACTTGTAAGACAGATAGACAATGACGTGCTTGTTCGCCTTGGTCATGTACGAAATATTGTACTTCTTTGCATAGTTGGTCACAAACCAATCAATTAGACGAAGTGATAGATTAGACTTTCCAGTCAAAATATCACGAACACGTTCAGTGTTTTTTGCAGTATAAAAACGTTCGAGGCGATACAGTACCCATTGTTCTTGACTTTGGATTTCCATTTACTACTCTTATTACGTACCCTGAAAACGGGTTTAGTTAATGTAAACATATAGAGTCAAATGGACCTAGATAAAGTTGAACAGATCTTACTTTTGTATGGACAGAATGATCAGCGTACCGATGCTTGGCATACTAAACGTGGGGAAATGCTGACAGCGTCGGAAATTTACAAGGCAGTTCATGATGCATCACCTGCTTTGAAACATGAGATTGTCATGTCTAAACTTACTCCCAGACAACAACAGCAGTCGGGGTTTGGACCCAAGGCTCTTATGTGGGGAACAAGGTTTGAACCTATTGCCAAGCATATTTACATGACGTATATTAACACCGGAGTTCGGATTGAAGACACGACATGTATACCTCATCGAGATCATTCCTTTCTAGGTGCCTCTCCTGACGGCATTCTTCTTACTGCTGACAAGACTGATCCGCGCTACGGAAAGTTAGTTGAATTTAAGTGTCCTATTTCCCGCGATTTCTCGAACGAATCACCCATCCCTCAAACATATTATCACCAAATGCAGCTGCAGTTAGAATGTACTGACATGAATGAGTGTGACTATGTTGAAATGAAGTTTCAGGAAGTGACATATACTGAATGGCTGGAATCTACCGCTCAGTATAAATCTTGGTTTGCGATTGATGAGAGTGGTAAAGTTGTTTACCGCGAAATTGAAGACCAGCGTGATGTCGCAACGTGGCGTCGCGAGATGATGCCTACTCTGGAAACCGAGTGGTGGACAACTGTATATTGGGTATTTGAGAAGTATCGTCTATCCGTCGTTCCGCGAGACCCTATGTGGCTAACAACCAATCTTCCAAGTTTTCAGGAAATTTGGAATACGGTACAAACCCATCGGTCTGCTGGCACACTACCAGAACACCCCAAGGAAAAGACTGTGCTTATTCTATAGAATGGATAGTTGATACTATATCTTTTGTAAACGTAAAAATTGGAGATTCGGGAACGATAACTTGGATTTTTCCATGTATGAACGAATTTGAATGTAGATCGTCGGCTGGTAAATTAATACTTTCACTGGTCATAGATAGAAGCTTTTTTGCTCCTGCCTTTGACACAACGTATCCAGTAAGACGGTTGAAAAACCTCTTTTCAATATTGAAGAATGATTTGTTGACTTTAGTAGTTTTTACAAATGGGTGGCAGTCACTGTATGCCACATGGGCAACATCAAAGTCTGACGGTAGATTACGAAGTAGTGATAGGTCTCCTACAACATCTGCATCATCTTCAAGAATAAGGTAGTTATCAGAGTCTTTATCATCTACCAATTTCTCGTAAATCTTGATATGACTCCAAGCACATCCAAATTCTCCTTGTGTCATCTTCTGACCATTCAAACGTACTTTGGGATCGTATTTCCTAGTTTCTTTATTATATACAACTTTCGTATTTGAAACAATTAGATCTTTGCCGTTCACACCATAAAACACTTCATTCTCGAATCCAGCATTAGTCAGATCACTTTGGAGTTTTTCAACTATAGGAATTCGGGCCTTACTGCTGTGAAGAGTTAGAATAACTGCCTTGGTTTTTCGAGACTTTGCGATAATATTAGACACAACAGTATAAAATCCAAGCTCGTTCATAATCTTCGTCTTGGCAGCTCGAATAGCATCAATTCGCTGGGACCACCAGTCTTCCTCAATCGCTTTGCGAATAATTTCTGCAGCCTTTTCATGATCTTCTAATGGGAGACGGACAAATGATTGTGGATCAATCACCTCTTCTAGATTCGGGCATCCCCAGTAGAACGGCAAACATTCGCAGATAATAGGTTCCCAGATCTTTTCAGTAGCATAATTATGTTCGGAGTTATTCTCTGCTGCAACTACATACTTGTACTTTGAATACACATTGTACCGATCGTCACTTGGTACAGTTCCCACGTACGAATCAATATGGTGGTAATTCTCACGTCCATACACATCAATACGCGTATTTTTCGTTGACTGTTTTATGAAAGAAATACGAAGGTTGTGGCCAGTATCCCTTACCTTCTCACTTAAGATAGAGACTACCTTATCTTCTTTTGATGGAAGGGTTACTAAGTCTCCGCCCAGAACCCAATTTGCTGGATTCAAGTAATTGCGATGGGCGTTAACGTGCAAAAACTTTTTAGGATCGGGGTAAGCCCACTCCCCCCACGTCTTAACACCCCAGTTCTTATTATCATCATAAACCCATGGCTCCATCTGTAATACAATGGTCCTACTTGGATCGTAATATTCGCCGCTTACACTCTTGTTAAAAATAACAAAATAGTCAGCATCATCGGATGATGTGATATCAAAATGAGTGATTGGCATACATTCTTTTAGAAGCCTGTTTACGAAATCTTGGGAAAGCTCCCAATCACATAACATTTTGACCTTAATAGAATTGTTCTTTGCAACCACAACTTCAGTGTTCAGCTTCTTCTGAGGAACTGTCTTAACATAAATTCCATCAGTTGGACTAAAATATTGGGACTTTACTAGATTTTTAACATCAACTGCCTTCTTAAAGAATCCAAGAGTATTGAATCCCACACACTCCGGCATTGTCTTAGCAAGTTTTATGCATTCATCAACACTCAGCTTCTGGAAACACAGATCATCTCCAATATGATCAACTCCTTCAAAGAACTCAAACTCTTCTTCTACAATATTTTCAAAATCAAGTGAAGCAATTTCTGTCTGAATATCTGTATCAACCTTCTGCCCCGGAACTTCATACCACTCAGAAAATGCAATTTGAGGCTGAATTTCCATATTCTTGAGTGGCTCGCAGATTTTTACTACATAATCAATGCCGTGTTTAATACCGTTTTTCTCAATGTAATCAACAAGAATACGAGCGCCATTCTTATTGATTGAATACGCAAATGTACCGCCAATATATAATTCATTCTTTAGCGTAGTCACTGTTAGCTTACCCGTGTCCTTCGTGTATACATCTTCGTGTAACTTGCGGTTATCAGACGTCATGTGATATCCCAAATGAAGGTAATCACAGACTTTCATTGCATCCTTTATGACTTCAAGTTTCTTTGTAAAGTTTGGCGTGAGCTTCACGTCGTCTTCGAATATAACAAAGTAATCTTCTGCACTTGCAAGTAACATCTTCCACAGATTATAGTGTGTAAGCGCGCACCCAATAACACCTACCCGACTTCCAAAATCATTACCTTCAAACAGCTTTTTCAGCTCGTTTGTAGGAGATAGATCCTTGCCATCTATTGCTTCAATAAACACATAATCACTGAAATTAGCGTTTTTGAACTCTGCAGTCATAGCATCTCTTCTGTCAGCCCGTCGCTTCAAGTTTACAACTTTCATTGCTTTAGATGCATCAAACTGGTTTGTATTATTTAACTCATACGCGTTCTTAACAGTTTTGTCCTTGATTTCTGTAGTAAGGCGTCCGATATGCCGGCAACAGATGATATCAAAGAATGCTGACTTGTACCCAGCATCTACCCATTTTCTAGCATAATCCATCTCAAAGAAGGTATTAGGGCTATCATAATTTCCAATACCTAAAATGGCACTTACATCAGTCATACTAGGCCTAAAACTGTAATGGGGCCAATAGTGGCAGTTCTTATAAGGAAACGCTCCGTTCTTGTACTCATGAACAACAAACCCAGGGGCTATCGGAGTAGAACCTCGCATGTCTAAATCATCAATCGTTTCAGCATACAAACGGTTAAATAGCACTTGCTTAATATCAGTTTGAGACTCCAAAAACTTAACTGACTTTGTCACGTAATCATTCTTAATGTAGAATAGAAAATCGTCTTCCATATGGATCCAATATTTGGGTTTCGTGTCCTTCAGCATATTCCAAATTATGTTCATGCTTTCACGGTGCCCCTTCTCTGCTGGTGTTTTATGGTAAAAATTCATCCAAGGATACAGCTTCTTCATCTTGGCACGATCTTCCTTGCTTGAGTTATCATCCACACAAAACCAGTAATCAATTTGGTCAGCGTCCGTCCAATGATTCAAAATAGAATTCACAGTTTCTGTAAACAAATCCAGACGCTTGCATGACGTAAGTGTAAGAACAACTCCTTTCTTAGAAGGATTAGGTTTGAACTTTAATGGAACAGTTAGGAATTGTCGGTTCTTCTTAAAAAGCAGATTCCAAATAACTGCCATTTCACGAGGTTCGTCGCATGTTTGAATATAATTCGTAAGATGATAAAATAGTGCAAGAGTATTTAAATCTTCATTCAATTCGTTCATATGGAATCGCAGGTTCTTAAAGGTACGGTCACGTACTCCTGCTTGGCATATGTTATTCAAAATAATCTTTTTACTGCATTCATAAGACACCTTGCGATTGTTACACATGTAAGCGCTAACACTCGCATTGAATTCTAGAACATCGTTATAAAAGTCTCGGAATAAAAACAATTTATCTTGAGGATCTTTATTGTAGTTCTTGTACTTCTCGTACAACAGTACAACCAAAGTATGGAGACCGGCATCCTTAAGCATTTCACATGCGAAAAAAACACCTTCTGTGCGATCTGGATCAAACTGTTCAGCTTTTAGGAAATATTCCAGCGCCTTTTTGAAATCCCCTTTTGACTTGTACTGGAATCCAGCCATCAAGCAAGCATAATATTTTTCCTGAACCCAAGATACTAGCTTATCTGCAACCAAAGTATACCATTCAAGTGAATCATCTACCTTCCCACAATCCTTGAAGCTCTGAGCGCAATAAAATGCATACCGACCTGCCAGCCCACCCTTGGTATCAACCTCATTCTTATAAGCTGCTTTCAGAATCATGGCATCTTTCAGATACTTATCCTTATCTCGACTACGAGAACCGGTCTTACCAGAATCAATATAGTACCCCCCTTCAATAGTACCTTCTGTTGGCCGCCCATCTTCTAGTGAAAGGAACTCGTGTAGAACACCAACAAACTTACTTTTCTTGTGTGCGGTTACAAAAAGAGGACGATAGTAAGTAAAGTGTTCACCAAATTTCATCTTGTAAAAATCGTGGGTCATCTTACGCGGGATCACAGGAGTTCCGTGAATAGTGTCATCGGCATCAAAGATGAAAATATAATCTGCTTTCTTATAAGCTCCTTGTAGAGCTAAAGTACGGTTATGACCAAAATCTTTCCACTTGTGCTCTAGCAGTTCACCTGGAATTTTCTTCGCCTTAAAGAATGCTGTAATGATTTCCCGTGTCTTATCCGTAGACCCTGTATCGCAGATCACCCAGTAGGAAAAGGTAATCTGTTTTACTAGTTTCTCAAGTGTTTCCCCAATTATGTGTTCTTCGTCTTTCACGATCATATTGAGGCATACTGTGCTCATTTGATTATTCAAACCTTGAATGCTTAAGTTGTTTTCAAAAAGGAACATACGAATTCCATACGTTCACGCGGTATGGAGTTTCTACACCGGGCGGTGCCTTAGGAGCAGACTCCGTTGGCTTGTAATTATTGGTTTGCTGCTCATATGAAGAAACACGAGTCTCCTCCGTCTTCTTATCGTTTGTCTTATCTATAAAAGCAACCTCAAACCCTTCGCGGGATTGGTAGATAATGTATCCTACAACTGCTAATCCTGCCAATATCGCGACAAACGCCCAGTCCTTCATTTACATATGTACGGCGTAAAAATGGAATGCCGTTTTCGTAGTATCCAAAGAGTAAAGAGAATGGACGAACGGGCAATGAAGACGATGAAAGAGATGCTTCTTGACCGTGGAATCAAGGGAGATGTAATGGATCCTGTGACTCCAGCTATGGACGAGACACACATGTATAACTTTGGCGGAGTTCTGGTCGTTTACAGTACAAAGAACCGCATTGCTAGTATCGCCCCTTTTGTAGAGTTTGCCAAAGAGAATGGTTATAATTCCAGTATGGTTATTGTCAGCGAGACATCTCTGAGTGATCGTGTTCTAGCATCGCTTGTAAACCACAACGCCGAGCGAGAGAACACATTTGTCCAAGTATTCCTTCTGGCAAGTTTGTACTTTAACATTTCCAAGCATCACCTAGTCCCGAAGCATCGGTTACTGGATGATAAGGAAAAATCCGATCTTTCAAAATCGTATGCAAACTTCATGAATCTTCCCCACATTCTAAGTCAGGATGCTATGGCAAAGTATCTAGGTGCGAGACCTGGGGATATAATTGAAGTCACTGGAATGTGTGATACCTCGGCGGAAAACAAACGCTGGCGAATTTGTGTCGCGGAAACAACAAATGGATAGCCAGTTCGATACTCTGTCCAGAAGTTATCATGATAATTATATTCAGTATGCTACTACCGGAAAGGAATCTTATAAGTCTGCATATGAAAGTGCTGAGAAGGGATTACAGAAAATTATAGAAACTCTTCGTAAGCAGATCCACGAGAATACTACAGCCATCAACGATACTCTTGGTTCCAATGCCCAATCTCTCCTTGCCGATAAACAGGACGGATTGATGAATATTGGTATTGGGATACACAAACAGAGAGATCGGGTTACAGCAGCTCAAATGCGTCAGCCTCCACCCCCTGTACCTTTTTCTCATGACTCACAATATACGTTAATCGGAGTTTTACTGGTAACTATCGTGATCCTACAAGTGATTTAAATCCCCCTGTTATTTCCTTTACTACATTTGTTGTCCAAGAAGCTCGAATGGCCAACATGATGATGACCAAACACAAGACACATAATGCAGCAAGATACATAGTGTAAGACCAAATGGCAGCATTTAGTTTATTCGTTATAGAGGCTTGAATCATTTTTAATGTCTTGAGTTTGTCAATCGAGCTTTTGAGATTTTGGTAATCTTGCTGATACTTGATTAAATCGGCCGTTAATGAATCCATTGTTGCCGAATCAATCTGGTCCGTCCCTTGGTTTAGTTTCGTAATAATTTCACGTATTGCACTTGTAAGGTTCTGGTTTACCGTAAGAACTTTCTCGATAAGGGTATTTTGAGACGCAGGATCGTTTTCCTGAATCGCGGCAGAAATAGCCGTAGAGTACTGAGTCTTCAGGCTAGCATATTCCGTCTCAAAATTCTGAAGATCAGTTTTTCGGGAATCTTTAAACGCCTGCATTACTTTTCTCCTACACTAAATAAATGCCAACTACGATAGGAGTGAATAAGGGTACTACACCTGCTAGGGGAGGAAAGGGACCAGCTACTGATTACTCTATGCTTCTAGAGATGAAGCGCCGCGCTATTATCGTCAAGGGTCAGATGGTAAAGCAGGGCGTTGCTATTAGCGATCGCCCGATGACACGTGGATTTGAGGATGGACCGGTAACGGCTCGTCTCCACTTATTTGGAGCCGCCAAGAACTTCGTTAAGTTCTAAAATAACCAGAACTTTATACTGCTAATTGAATAATGACGGATTTTCAGTCCGCTTTTGATACAAATACTCGTGGTATTGATACCACATTAACAACCCAGCTATCTTCGGTCCAACAATGGGCGAATATACCTGGTTATCTAGTCAAAGCTTCGTCGTCTGCTGCCGGATATCTTTGGGGATTTAACTCCGCAAATCAAGTTTACGTCTGTCAGCTGCCATGTACAGGTAATTGGTCGCAGGTAGATGTTACACCATTAGCTCCTCCCCAGCCTTCGTCCGTAGGATACTTGTCGGGACCATGGATACGAGGAAACATTCCCATATCAAAAGTTGATAAAGATGACCAAGAAAATCCAGTATACATATCTTACGAAGCGCCTTACACTAAAATGGTAAATTCGGCTAACGTATCCAAGTACTATGTAGGAAGCACATCTGCGTATTCATCTGCAGATTGGGCAACGTATTCTAAAACTCCTCCGCGCGCTTACATTCTCACCTTGAATCCTACCCAGAGCTCTCCTCCCGTAACTACTGTTGACATCGTTACCGACGAAACAAACGTATATTTACTTTTTAAAAGCGGATCAGCTACATCATTAGCTATTAAAACTGCAAATAACCAAACCGATTGGAACGTAATTCAGGTAAGCACTCCCACTTTCGCACCGACCAATATATTTTCAACGCACACATACATTTGGTTACAAGGCGAATCTAATCAGAAAGTCAAGTTACCTAAGCCGGTAAGTATGTCAAATTCAATGCCAGTTGCTGATATAACGGTAAAAATCACATCTTCAAGTTCTAGTGCTTTGTATGGTATTGATACTTCTGGAAACGCTATGAAAACTGATGAGACATTACAAACGGGATGGGCGCCTATCGCTGGTCTTCAAGGAATGCAGGTTGGAACATTGGTTGGTGATTTGGATCAGACAGGACTGTTTGCAATAAATAGTTCTGGTGTTTCAGAGTGTGTTGGTGACTGTTCGATAAAAAATATTGCACCAGTAAATACCCAAGGGTACTTACCACTGTACTTAACCGGAGATCCTTCAACGCAACAACTTTGGATGACATCAAGTACGGCAGGAAATGTAGGAAACATCTTCAATCGCGTCGCCAATCCTGATTTTATGTCAATATCGAATGCTATAGCACCTTTAGATAAGAATCGTGACGAAGTTGTTACAGATGTTACGAAAGACTTCTCAAAACAGACGACGGTAATGACAATCAACAAACAGCTTGCTGAATTCAAGTCTCTTTTTACCCAATTGTTCGGGGATG